ACCCGTAGCACCTGTATTACCCGTAGCACCTGTAGGACCCATAGGAGAAAATCCAGTTGGTCCAGGAGGTCCGACGGCATCGGTTGGTGTTATTGAACTGCTTCCAATTATGGGCATATAAATTCCTTATAGGTATTACATATGTTATGTATGTCAAGGACAAGAATTATCATCGGGACATTCATTACCATATATTCCACCATCACAAACTCCATCAACAATCCAACATCCACCAAAGAAGGAGCATCGGGTCTCATTCATTTGATGAGCAAATGAACCACTCCATCCCTGTTCGATACAATCTCCAGCATCAGGAATTCTCCAATTATCAAATTCACTCAACCAATCCAGACTATCTGGCAAGACCCAATCTGCTGTGAAACAACAACATCCATCTGTACGAGAACAAATATTATCTGGTGCCGAAGTTCCATGTAAAATTGCAGTACATTGTGTTTCTGCATCTAACCATGGATGATATGGATAATCTTGTGTACCAGGCCACATGCAAGAACGACCGACCGTCTTTGTGATCGGGTCATCGTACCTATCTATCCAAAAACAACAAGTCGTCATCAACTCTTCTGTTTCAGAAGGATCAGTGCAACTTGAACCATCACTATAGCAACATGCAAGATTATTTGGATCTGTTATACCAAGACCAGGATCTCCACCAAATAAACCATAACCTCCCCGTAATCCTTCTCCATCATGATCACAACAACATTCCCAACAACTACCATCTGCAAGAACAATAGTTCCAGAACTTTGTTTTATAAATTCTGTTGTTACTTCTTCACCACCACATGATAAGTTGTGGGCAATTTGATCTAAGGTTTTTTGCATATCAACTGAATTAATATTACGATAATGATAATCGTTTGTTGACAATTCCTTTAGGAAATTACCATCAATAACATTTCCACCACTAATAGAAATTACATAAATTCTTGCCCCATCCTGTTTCAAACTCTGTGCAGTGGATTTTGCCCAATCTTTTTCGGAGTCAGATTTCAAATCTCCATTAGAAATAATAATTATAATTTTTTCGTGATAACCACCAGTTCTATTATTATGAAAATCAGTTTTAACAAGTTCCAATGGATGATGTAATATATTTTCACCTATTGACATACTATTAATACCAGTTTTAACTAATGAATAATTTCTAGATAATGAAACATTTACTTCTTCTCTACCAACAAATTTTGAATCAGTAAATCCTATTTTATTATAATTTGGATCCATCAAATCTACAAAGGAAGTCAATGCATTTTTTATCTCATCCGCATGGTATTGGAAAATACTAGGACTGGTTTCCACCACAAATATTATATCTGGAGAATTTGTATCAGCAAGGTCACTACAAAGCGTTAAATGGTTTCCACAAATTTTAAGATCCTCACCACCCATTGGATCTCCATCACACAATTCTGTTGAATTGCATCCACTCCATCTTATTTCTGGATAATTATTTTGTAAATCTTCATTTAATTTAGAACAATCGTTTCGTGTTTTTGAGGAACATTCCCAACCGTCTGAAAAATGCTTTGCACAACAAGTTCCTACACACCCACCAATAGTTTCTGAACCAGATTGAGAACAATATGGTAGGTCTGGACAAGCACAATCAACACCATCACACTCACATATATTATCTGGATTATATTCGTCAGCACAATCACCACCAATTATTTGTTCCCAACCAAGACACAAGGTACACGGAGGTTTACCCGAACCATCTAAACAATTACCTTGAGAGTCTAATCCCCCTGTTGTTCCTGTCCACGATTCACCACCAAATTCTATTGCATATTTACAATCAAAAGGAGCATAAGAACCCGTATTTCTACTTGGTCCAGCGCAACTTGATGCAACTCCCCAGAAAATTCCAGGAGAACCATCACTCGATACTAAAGAAGCACAAACAACAGGAGTTGTTTCATAACATTTTTCATCAAGACAACAAGCACCCATAACACCTTCTATACAGCAATTTACTGTATCACAATCTTCACCTTCAAAGAAAACACTATTAGGTTCAAAAGAGCATTGATATTCGCTCATTATATAACAAGCACCTTCTATACAACACGCACCAGTTGTCTCACATGGTTCTGGACAACCACCAAGTTCTTCAACTTCAGTACAAGTCAGTGAGTCTACAAAAAACCCACCATAAATATTTCTACATTTATTCATAGATGTTTCGGCACATATTCCATTAACACAACATGCACCCTCTGAATAACAGTTAGGTCCCTCTGGTCTAGCAAGACAAGTTGAAGTATCATATACACCACTTATTTCATTACAATAATTTTCGGTAACATAATCAATACATCCAGGAAAATCATCTCTATCTGCTAATACATTATCTACACAATAACAACAAGATCCTATATTTTGTTTATCAATTCCAAAAACTGTATCATGGGTCACACCAGCAAATCTATAAATGATATCTGTTGATCCAGTTTGACCCATATGCAATCCACTTTCAATTTGAGAATTTCCATCTCCATTTTCTTTAATATAAGTAAAGGGAACAACAGAACTTTCTGGAGACAATGTGTTCCCGACCGAACTTAAATTAATTGGAGTCTCTAATAAATTATTACTATCAAGAGATTCTCTTACCACGACTAATCTAGACTGAAGGTGTCCAGATGCCCCGGGCACAGGAGGCGACCAATGGGTATTGGGCACACCATAACCAGATCCACCCTCAAAAATATATAATAATTCACCTGTATTTCCCGCTATACCAGACTGATATGTCGCTCCATGCAAAATGACTGCATTAGAAGTATCAGAAATTGATATGTCTCGTCCAGAAGCAGAAATACCTCTAAAATATGCAATTCCACCAGTTGTTCCATCATACGCTGCATGAGAAAACCATTCTCCAACTGTAGACCCTTCGATAGAATTTACAATACCAAAACCTTTATGCAATTTTCCAGTTCCATCTCCAGTAATTCCTTTTGCACCAGATACACCCATTGTATTACCGTTTGAAAGGTCGAAGACAATGACATCTCCACCTATACCAGTAGATCCGGTTGCAGATATTATACCTATTCCTTTTGGGCCAGTTGGACCAGTGTTGCCAATACCACCAGTATTGCCCGTAGGGCCAGTTGGACCAGTGTTGCCAGTGGGTCCTGTCATCGACCCTTGAGGTGTTAAATCTTTTATTCTACTTGAACCATGAATTGGAGCCATAATAATTCCTGTGATTATTGATTAATATCTTTATCCGAATCTCTTAAAACTTTTGGAAGTTGCCAGAGATTTTCATTTCCTTCACCACCAGTTGCATATTGACCATCGCAACGAATTAATCTAATTGGTCGTACCTTATATGTATTTTGATTTCTATTCTTTTTACCTGTTAAAAATTTATTGGGATTTCCATTAATATCAAATTTCATTGCCCATGCAAGTGAACCAGGATCAGCAGTCATTCCTGTTGTATTAATTGTTCCTTCACCACTATATCCTTTAAGTTCGTTAAATGCTCCAGTAGAAGTCCAATGCCAACCATTTAAAGGAACACCACCTTGATTTAAAATTTCTGCATTTAAATTCACACCATAAGGAGAATCGTTTATACAATTTGCGGCAATAAATGATATCTCATCTTGACTTGGTAAATACCAAGAACTTACTTCTGGAATATTCCCATCAACTTCCGTTCCGTCGCTAGACAACATATCATTAAGCAATCGAGTTGCACGAATAGCAGAAATATATTCTCCTGTTAGTCCAGGTCCAAATTGTGAAGAAGTATATGCACCATCTGAATCATTGTAGTTTTGTGATAATGCATTGTCTGCACTAATTATTCTAACATTATTATATAATCCCCAATTTCTATGCCACATTCCATGTGCAGTTTGTAATGGTTTTGTTATAAGTTTTTCTATATGACCGTTACCCAATCTTCTTGCTTTTCTGCAAGAAGTAAATGTATTATTTCCTAGAATGTTTAATGATTGTTCACCGATGTTTCCGTTATACCAATAACCCTCATTGAGTTTAAATACATTCGTTTTATATTTGTCTGATAAATCATCATACAATTCTGTTTCTCTGTTGTAAATGGGTCCCCATGAACTTCCTTGATTGCCCCAATAAAATTCTTGAGTCGCACCGGGATAATCTAAAACATTTACTACATCTCTGTCTCCTGTTATTGCAATCGGAGATAAAGAAAGAATCATATAATATGCATCAGGTCTCGATAAATCTTCATCAAATAGAGATAATTTATAATATTCTTGACATCCTTTATCTGATGTAAAACCATAACCATGATAATCATATTTGGAACGATATGTATCACAAGTAAGACCTTTAGTATCAAGTAACGAACCAGTTGAACCTATCATCAAATCATTCCATGTTGCATCTTTATTAAGACCAAAACTAGAAGTACCAAAAAGTTGTGAACCCATAGGTCTATACATTCCTACAACAATTCCTCCCGCATATAAATCACCGGGTCGCAAATCAAGTCCTGCAACCAAATTAGAACATCTACTATGTTGATCTGTATCGCAATCTATATCTTCACAAATCGTAGAATGTCCTGTATAAGAATCTCCGTCAGAAATACAAGTTGCACCATAAATATCATTTTCACACGTTCCAGAAGCACGACAACAAGCTCCAGTTCCTCCACTACACACTTCAATTTTATCATTCGTGACGCAAACCGACCCAACTCCTTGGAAGAAATTTCCTAACGCATTACAATCAGATTCGGTTACTTGTTTGCATTCACCTCGACCATTACAACATGCACCAATCTTCCCGACCGCTCCCTCACAATCCATATCACTACAATTGGTTTCATTTCCACCGTATGTCGTACTTATATTTAAAAGATTTCCTAAATTTATACATTCATCCGCATTTAAATCATTAAAACATTCAATTTCTTTAGTATTTTCATAATAAACACAACATGCACCCACATTAAAGCAAATACTTCCAGTACTTCCACTTGTTGCCCCACAAGTCGTTCCTGCACCCTGAAAATAACCAGAACAAAATTCATTTGTAGAATGAACACATTCTCCATTTCCTCTACAGCAAGCACCAGTTGTGCCCGTTATTGCAGGAAAATTAACTTGTCCTTCTGGATAATATAATGGGGCACCCAGAGGTAATGCATTATCTTCACAGAAAAATGGATTATTTTCTGTACCTTCTTCAATTACTATATCTGGTGATTTCCATTGTACTATATTTCCGTGCCACGACATATTGCCCGTACATCCCTTTCCATACGTACATGGCAGCCAAAAGAAATTAAATATATCTGTCCCACCACTAAAACATGGTTGTCTATCAAAAGGCCATATAGTATTTTCAAATTGGTTGTTAGAATAATTACCATAGGTTGCACCATGAACAATAAGAGTGAATGATGTACTGACCCCGTAATGGGCCGGATCCTGGGTCTCGTCTTCATTAGCCCACGGTGATACAACATTACCCGTATATCCAAATTCTGGGTTTCCAATTATTATACTTCCTATTGGTCCAGTATTTCCATCCGATAGGACACCCATACCATCTTGTCTCATATCTAATTCAAATACTTTTGCATCATTAGTGTCTATGGTAACTTTGTATGATGGAATGTTACCAGAATCAGCTACATTTTCAAAATCTGTACCAAGGACTAAATATTTAGATTTTTCTTTATAATCTCTTAATTGTACATCTATACCATTACTTATAAATGAAGCATGTGTTATTCCTCTAAGATTACCAGAAGCATCTGTACCAATCAGTTCAGGAACATTACCAGATTCAGTATTAACATATCCGAATTTCCCCCTATCATAATGAAGAATTATATCCCACCCATCTTGAGATATAGAAGTTGCATCTCCAGTAACTCCTATAGACCTGACTATAATAGAATTATTATCAGAACTACTTTCTTTAAATACAGTTTCCCCACCCCAAGTAGTTCCAGTATTTCCACCATCTATTAAAGTCCATGTATTACCCGTTGGTCCTTGGATTGATGACGCAGTTACACCACTTGTTGTACCATCATGCCAAATAAACTCGGTGTGCATAACCCCACCAGTTATTGACATTGATGTTAAATCCCCGCCCGTATTTCCAATATTACCTATTGGTTCGTGACCAGTTGGTCCAGTTGGTCCAGTTGGTCCAGTTGGTCCAGTTGGTCCAGTTACTTCACCTGCTCCAATTGATCTAAAATAACTACTACCGACTACAACCATAAAAACCTTTACCTTATGCTATATCAACTTGTGTTTTTACTAAATTAAGCTTACCCTTTAGTTCTTCAATCTCATCATTCATTTGCTTTAATATGTATGCAACATCCGTTGCAGTTATATCATTCTCATATGATGTTATTGTTATTTTATCTGTCGCTGTCAAGTTTTTCACAGTAACATCTTGTGCAATACTTGCTCCTCTAAGTCCACCGTCGGGGCCTATAAACATAGATGTAACTTTAGGATAAGATGTAAGATTTCCGTTCATATCTTTAAAGGTGGTTCGTGCCGTTGAAGTTTCTACAGGCAATCGAAAAGATAATCTAGTGACACTATTAGTACCATTTAAAGTATATGCTGATAATCCTGAATATATTTTCTTTGTCGTATCTACATCAATTGCAAGATTTGTAGATTGGTCTACATTTACTCCAAAAATTATTGCTGTATTGTTGGGTCTATCCACCGTGTCAACTATCCATGTCGAAAGTATTCTACCATCCGCATCCTTTTGGGTTAATTTAGTTCCAGGCCAATTAGAAGGTGGAGTTGTTGTAAATTCAAGACGAACTTTCAATCCAAACTTTCCATTAGCGAATATATTCTCACACGCATCGTTATAAGTCCATTGAGTGAATTCTTTTGCCGATTTATCTAATGCCAACCATTGGTCCTCTTTGTGCAATGGAAACCATTGAGAATCAAAAGGAAATACCAATTTAGTTCCTTTATTAGCGAAATCTACAACATCGGCAACTGTTCCAGTCCTATCATCATTCTTATCTTCGACGGTTATAGAACCACCTATTTGATATCCAATATAATTTACAACTTGTGCATTAAAAATACCATTATCACTCATCACCTGAAGTATAGGCTTTGCAATTGTTCCTACTTCGTTTGGAGCAAGGTTTTGCAATACACCTGCTGTTGCTTCACTTAAAAAGTAAACATCATTACCACCAGAAGCACCCGCAACAGTAGGTGTTGCAACATGGTCGGCATCGACAAATCTTGATGCTGGAAATTGAATTTGTCCAGACAATACCACACTTACAACTTCATTGGGTGAATTACCAGAAATATTTTCAATTACGCCCACCATTTCTGCATGTTGGGCAACATCTGCTTGTGCTTTTGTATATTTATTTTCACTTGGAGAACCAGGAATTACATCATACCTGATAACATCACCGGCAGTTACTCCGTCCTCACCAATGGCGACCGAAATACCACCAGAAAATCCAGATATAGGGTGTGTCATTAAAAGTCTTGCACCACTATTAGAAATATCAGAAATGTTTACATTTCCTAAAAGATTTGAACTATTACTACAACTCGACATATATTATTCCTTACATATTTAAGTTTAAGTCTGCGTCTGCGACATAATGTACCGAAACATTATCAAATACTACTGTTCCTGCCGGTACAGTAATATAAACACCATATGAATTTGAATAATCCACACCAATTGTAGAACTTCCTGCTGGTGCTATTCGTGGCATACTATTCCATCCATATGTACCAGAAGTATTTCGTAAATCTTTATTTGCTGTTCTGTTGAATCCGTCCCCAGTATATCCAGTCGAAGGTGAATACAATGTTAATGTCGGTGTTTCTCTCATAGGAACATCAAACTTATGATACACATCTTTGTCTGGTGTTATTACAAAATCCATAGAACTAATACTTGGTGTATTATTATCTAACATCGTGATTGAATGTGTACTTTCATCAATGTCATATGTTCGTTGATAATATCTTTTACATTTATTTAATTCTTCCGTTTCATTAGAATCTACATTTATAGTAGATATATCCCCTCGTTCTAATTTTACTTTAGCTATATCATATGTTGATGTAATATTTTCTGTTCTGAATCCGACACCAAGATAATTCCCATCTGTAGGTGTATCTGTAAAGGCTGGAACATCAATCACAGCTTCATAAAAAGCCCAAAGAGTTCCCAAACCAAAAGAAGCTGGATATGTTGTTGATGATCGAACAATAGATGGCACTGGCGGCTCTCCAGAATACTGCGTTACTGCAATGTCCATCGTCATACCACCAGAACCTGCTCTTGCCCAGAATGATAATGTTGCTTCTTCATTTCGGAGAGTTCTAACATCTTCGATTCTATTCTCTATATGAATATATTCGGCAGTAGTACCACCCGACATTGTGTTTTGTAATGTTGCATAATATTTCGGATTACCAAACACTTCAGTTTGGTTCGGAGCAAATGTGTTTCTTTGTATAGAGTGTGTTCCATAAGATGAACCAGTCGTACCATCTACCCGAACCCATCTGTCTGCAAAGTGTGTGCTACCTGTCGATCCATATACAGAATCGACCCCTATACTTCTTTGCCATATATCGAATGCACCATTAATTAATAAATTATCATTAATGGCAGTTCCGTATGTTACTCCATCTGCAAGAACAGAACGACCTCCGAACATGCTTCCACCACCACCATCGATCCCGACCAATCCTTGAAATCCACCACCACCGTCAGCCCACGCAAACCCAATTGAAGGTGCATCATCGTACATGGTGGTGGATGGAAGTCCATCTGCACCAACATATTGTTTTCCCTGTTCCGTAACACCCGGCATATCATCGATAAATCCAGATGTAGTAATTTCAGCGTAGTAATTTGAATCCAGTTCAAACTCGGTAGTCGTACAAAGTCCCACTAGTATATTCTCAGCATCATTAGATGTAACAACGTGCCAGTCACGTAATGCGCTCCAACCAATACAATAACCCGCAGTCAATCCAGAACCAGAACCATCCAACGATATAATCTTTTTATTGTTGTCTATACCACCCGTTCCACCAGTACCAGAACCTTGAAGATATTGACCTCGATAGTTTAATACCATTGCTTTATCGGCGGTAATACCAACCAATATTGGTTTACTTACTTGTCCAGAAATACTCGGTTCAACATTTGTTAAACCACCACTAATACCCGGACTCAGAAAATATACACAACCGTAAGTTAATCCTCTGCCATCAACCGTTGCATTTCTAAAATCTCCTTCAACCACACCATGTGTTGTAATTTCTAGATAAGTATCATTTACAGAATAAGGTCCGGTAGATCCCAAAACCCTATCAGAAACAATTCCGATTGCTTCTGCTAAATCTTTATCATCGGAACGAGCTAAAAAGTATTCAGTATCGCCACCAGAAGCACCAATTCTGACTACTTGACCAAATGTAAATCCTCCAGATATACCAGTATATCCACCTTGCGGAAATACCCTTTGCTTGATTCCTCCCAAAGATACCGAGTCCCAATCATAAGTCAAGTCACCAAGTATAGACACATCTTCACTAAAGGTTATACCAATAGGAATTATATCCGCCAAATTAACTTGCATAGATCCTGTGGATCCTGTAATTACATTAATACCATCACCAGAAAATCCTGTATATATCCGAAGATTATTAAGTTTTTCAATAGAATAAGTATTGTAATGATTGACCCAATCTAAAAAGGTGTCATTACCCGTCAAATAAGAAATATCGAATGAATTTGTGTCTACACTTGCCATATATTAGTTCTCTTTTTATTTATACTTTATTATTTTGTTTTTATAACTAAATTGTTAATATACCTGATAGTATTATCATCTGGACGAATCACACAAACTGGATTCATTCTTTCCCTATCGGCAAAGTCCGAACTTTCATTATCTTCATCTCCCCAATTATCGTCCTGACAAAAGACGTGCGTGGCTTCTGTTATGCTAAGACGATATCTACTCGCACCACATGACGCTGAATTTGGGAATCCACTAGCATTATCTGCTAAAGTATCATCACACCCATCAACACCAGAGCAACATTCCATAAACTCGGAATCGACTACTAATCCAACAACAATACTTTTGGTCTCTGTCGAGTATCCGACACTTATCTCACCACCATCACCAATTGTATTATCGTCCAAATATACCCAGTGTTTGAGACCACTTACATGTGGTGGTTGCTCTGAAAGTGTTCCATTCCACCAAGCTCTTGCTTCCACTAAATACCACCCCGGATTGAATTTTATTGTCGCTTCTGTATCTGTAAACTTGATCACTTCTACTAATTTTTTTCCACCATCTCCCTGATAAGGTGATTTGAATGGATAAAGAGGTGTTGCACCTTTCCATCCTGGTCCCGAAACTACCCAATTTTGATCATGAAATGGTGAGCCTGCGCTTGTTAAATCACCACCAACACCAATTCCTGTATTTGGAGGTAAGTCACTGGTGTCCCCATTCCACTTATCACCTTCTCCGACTGGAGAATCTACATCCCATCCACTCCACAAATATCCAGAACCAGAAGTAATCCAATTATGCATCATAGTAATGGAAAGCGACATCTGCATCTGCATATTTTCTTGCATTTCATTAAGTTCAGATGCTTGTAAAGAAAATCCAGGACGGAAAGCAACGAATTGATAGTTTTTCCTGTTAGATAATTCGTCTTCTGAAAGAAATCGAACATTTTTATCTTCCGTTCTGCTATAATATGGACTGCTACTTAAAGGAAATGATGGATTACCACCCGAATATAATGGTTGTGTTGCTTTTTCTGACATCTAATTATTCTCCTGATATACTTCGACATCCTGACCCAATTTTCAATTCAAATGCGAACGATTTCACATTGTCTGGGTTGTTATCTAAGTTGATTGTTGTTTTATTTCTATGTATCTCTTCTGAATTTAATGCATCATAAGGCACCAATGTTGATCCGTATGGTCTAGAATCTATAGAATTAATAGTCCATTCTGTCCGAATCTCTCCCCCACTAAAAACATCGCCCACTCTCTCATCAGGAAATGCCGTTTGTATATGTATTCTTGCAGTATTAGCAGTTTTTAAATCTACCGAATCGGAAGATATTACTTCTTCAATATAAGTATTATCAAATGTATTGGTATTTTGAATCGTGGACTTTGCGGAAGGCATGGCACTTTCTACAAAACCAGGTGAACCAGTTGCAATAAAACTAGAAACAAGATTCTTCACGTCTGCTTGTTCTTCACCATGCCCAGAATATAGGGATGCACCATTTTCGTCTTTTAATGTAGATATCGTATAGAAATTAAATTCTTTAGCATCGGTTACATTCGCAATCTCTTCAGATTTAATTACCTTATGAATTACACAAGATAATGGGACAAATCGAGGAATATTCATTGCCCACCCTCCCACAGGAACAATATTTATTGTCAAGCGAGATACATCAATAAGCGGAAACATTGCACTCCACCGATCTGGATCAACTGCAATTGATGTATGGTTTTTACCTCTTTTTGTGGGTATTTTTATTCCATCCATCACCCATCGTTTAGAAATAGCATCCTTTTTAACAGATATTCCAACCAATCCTTCTTCTTCACAAGAACCAACACACGGAACATATAGTTCTCCTTTTTCAGCATCTGGTTCGAAAGCACGTTCTAATAATTTTGCCTCAGGCGACAATCCAGTAAAGTCTACATCAATCGAAACTATTGCCCCAGACTCACTTTCATTATTTTCAATTATTGTAGCATTTAATTTGGCTGAAGATGCTTTATTAATATGAGCGTTAGATATGACTTGAGAATAGAAACTCTTATCGTCCCAATCAATTGAACCATCACATATTCCATGGTCCCCCTTACCACATTCATAATCACATTCGATTTTAGTTGATCCACCAAGGTGCTGAAAAGTATAATTCATATCAAGTGCATCAGCAAGTTCTAAACATCTATAACATTCTGTACAATCACATTTGTAAATATCACCCCCATCATACGACACTCCTGCAACAGCATCATATCCTGCTTCCTTATGATATAATCCACAAGAACCAATCGTTGTTTCATTTCCACTTCCACAAATATTGCTTGCCCTCGTTGACAGCGAAGTAGAACTATTTAATATATTAACAAGTGCTTCTTGGGGTAAAGAAACCCAAGTATATTTACTACTCAACGTATCAAATGATGTTGTTGGAAGTGCATTAATTGCAACATATTCGAGTCCATCATCCGTAGAAGATATCAGTCCAGATGAATTTGTGAATACATCTCGCGATATAATATCTTTTTCTAAATCTATTCTATTATTATTGGCTGAAAATCCCACCACCATATACAAAATACCATCAACTTCAAACATAGTTTGCCGATTAGAAATTCCCGAAGAATTCCATTTTCCCGCCCCGCAGCCATATGTCCAATGCTTATTACTACCCCAAAGAGTTTCATGGTCTATACAAGTTTTTATTTCACTATTCAATATTCTGCATGCAACAGATGAATTCGCAAGGGAATCTGCATAACTATCGACACTATTTTCTATAATATCTTCTTGGTTAGTGTACCCCAATACAATAGCTAATTGTTTATCTCGATAATGTTGAACTTGAGCAATAGTTTGTTCTGAAGTGTTGGTTGAAAGTGATTTAGTCATAATTTTGTCCTATGATTTTTTAATAACATGCTCCTGTACCACCAGATGCGGTACATCCTGTTAGTCCCAAATTTGGACTTTCTAATGCAGGATAAAGATAGATGAACTCTCGTATATTTATATTACCAAACATCACACCCATATCAATGTCGTTATCCCAATCGGGGAAATGATGACAGGGTGCATTAAATCCTGCACTAATTCCACCACCACCAACACCACCCCACGCACCACCTGATATCCACCCACCCGATGAACCCCCAAAAACACCGAAGGTGTATGTTCCATCACCATTTTCCACAAGTGGTGTTGATCCCGCATGAGCCGTCGGCCCATCATATCCAAAACCACTTCCAGAACATCCAATACAAGCAGTGTATCCCATTGTATCACTTAACCTATATGGAAAATAATTATGCAACCTGGGTTCTTCGCCTTGTAATATTCCACCGTCATAATCGTCTGGTGGAATATAATCTTGTGTTGTTTTTTCAAAGAACCCCTTAATTCCCGCAGGGTGAAGAATGCTTTGCAAATCGTTATAATAATATGGCAATCCAGTAGAATCTTCAATTATATCTTCAATACCAACTTTCAATAGGTATGAAAAGTTTTGATACCAAAAACTATCTTGTATTTTAGCACCACTGTTTAAAAAGCTTCCACCGAGATGTGGTAAATCTCCATAATACCCTGACGAATCTTCAGTTCCCCACCTTTCATCTTTAAATCTTCCACCATTTAATCTCATTATACTTAGCTTTGGATAATTAATAACAATATCAGTTGCATTTATATTAAATAAAGATTGAAAGAAATATTTGTATGCTTCTTCGTTGCTCTTTTTCTGATATAGATTTTGACGAATTCCTTTTATTAATTCTCGAACATCAACCGTTTGAGTTTCTTGAGTTTCTTCTGAAGAATCATCTGAAGAATCACCAATAAACCAAGAAGAAATACCAGAAGCATATGAATAAGAAAAATTCGACAAAAATGTTAAAGGAGTTTCATCAATATCAACTAGTTTTAAAAGTCCAATAGAATGTAAATCTGTAAAATTAAGTTCGTATCCACTTTCAGTATACAACCAGTCATAATATGACTGTATAAAATCAACAAAATAAGAATCAGTTTGATCACTTTCATTTCTATCAAGAATCCAGTAAGGAAATAAAGATCGTATATCAATAATTGATTTTAGTGTCGGTGGAAGAGAAGGTATAGTTGCACCCAACACAAGCATCTGATATCGGGTGTTCCTTTCATGTTGATTTTGTATAATATACGGAATCCAAGACATATATTATCCTCTTGGTTCTATGCTTAAATCAAAAATAATACCAGATGCATACATGTTATATTTTATGTCAAATTTATCTGAACCAGAATGTCCCGAACCAACATACAAATATATTTCATTATCAGCTGAAATGGGTTGATAAAATGTAACTTCTCCACTATCTGGATTCCATTTCCCAGTAGTCCACGAATTTGTTACACCACCAGAATTAAAATAAGCATTAATTTTTTGCCAACCATCTTTATTTACCAAATCAATACAATTGATTTTAATATCAGTATTATTTGGAATGTTGTATAAAGTTTTTAAAGTATCTGACGGTTTAAACCAATCAGATTCCAAAGAAGATTCCTTACATTTATTATTAAAACTTTGAGAATTGATACTTCCATCGGAATTGACATTAACAACCTTCATTAATTTTAATGAAATATCATCAGAATTCGTCACAATTGCAGTATCTACAGAATTAATTAAGGTAGTCATTGTGGAAGAATCTACATTTTCAAGTTTAAATCTACTTGGATAATTTTCTTTAATTTTATCGATTGAATAATTCAATAATTGAGTTGATGAATATTGGGTATTCATCGGTTCATATAGTAAAGTTCCAGATACTATCAGTTTATAGGATTCAACATTCATAAATTCTGGAATTATAGTAACACAAGTTTTTTCTTCGAGCAACTTAATAGCATTATGAGCCGATACAGGATCAACAATATTACTCTCTTTCAAAGAAACAAAAAGTCGACCGTACCGAGGAGGATATTCTTCTTCACCACCCCAAACAATAAATTCTGAATATGCATCTTCTGCCGAACCCACAATTCCAGACTCTGCAAGAATTCCTCGACAATCTTCAATCGTCACTGCTCGGCCCTGTGATGCAAACCATTTTGGTGCAAAGAATCTAATTGCTTCAAGATCGGGTTTGCTTGAACCACCGGCAGATAGATTTGTGGTCGTAGTGGTGGATACGCCTGAAAAGTTTTGAATTTCAAAACTTCCAATATTATTTCCTGAAGTTCCACTACTTTTCAGATATGACACTCTTACTTCTTGATTGGGGGTTAATGACTGGCCGATTTGATTATAGGATGAATCAAAATTACTACCGAATACTATAAAAAACCCAAGTTCTGTTCTTTCTAACCAGAATACTTTACTAAAACTATCTAATCCAGCTTGAATATTGTTTACTATCGTCCACTCTTCCCATTCACCATCTGAATTTTTTACATCCAACCTGATAGTAGTAATATCAATATCTGTACCATACAAGAATCCTTTTTGAGTATGTTCATCAACTGAAAGAGGTTCTTCTTTGATTAAAGAGTTTCCTTCTAATATGTCAATAATGTTTTCACCATCAGAATCCAATGCATATTTTTCAATCGTATAAAAACTATATGCAATACCCGATGAATTATATCCGATAAATTTCGTGTATCTAGGTATTTCACCGTCTGCACCACCGTGTCGAATTTTTACTCTTGCTCTTGCAGAATTTCGACCAGGTACTACATATCCGAGAGGCTTGACAAGTGAAATAATAGACTCTTCTTTTTGTGCCGTATCTAAAAACATTTCACTTGCAATCATATTTGCATAAAAACCATAATACAATGTATTATATGCAAGTATATCCAACAATACTTGAGCTACAGAACCACTATAATCATAATCTTTTAAAGTATCTTGTGATTTTAGATGTTCTATAATACTATTTTTTATATCTGTATATTCGAGGCTTCCTAATTGGATATTTGGGGTTTGTGACATTTATCTTACCTTTACGAGTGATATTTTTAGACTATTTAGTTTGGGATTTGCTCTAGTTCCTCGTTTAGTTTGAAACCGTATATCAAGAATGAGCAAATTACTGTCCATTTCTGTTCCATCAAATAATACACTTTGGACAACTGCTCTCGGCTCCCAAATTCTTACTGCATCAATGATATCTCTTTCTAGTTTAAATTCCAATAACGGAGTCCACAACTCAAATAATATTTTATATATTCCAACTCCAAAATTTCTAATAAATGGTTTTTCTCCGGGTGATGTTAAGATTATGTTGGTAATTGATTGCCGAATTGCATTAATTTCTTTAACCAATGATATATCATCAACAAATTCATTTTTGGTGAAATCCACATCGAAATCGGAATATTGATACTCTTGAGACATTTACTATCCTTTGTTATATGTATAAATAATAATGCAAGAAAATTATTTATGTAAGCATATTATGTTCACGCGGTAATAAAGTTCCATATTTTTTCCCACCACGATTTTCCATCCAACTCAGATTTATTTGGATCTATAGGAGAACTATCTCTAATCAATTTCAGTGCCATCTTGTGTTGCATTCCTTGAATAATGTGGGAAATATCAGACACCAACCAACGCCCAGAAAACTTTTTCGTTTTACCCATCGCCCCAGCTTGATGGGCGGAAATATAAATTAAATGTCCGGGTCTCAACGTCAAATCACCATTAACCACAATAACAGACGTTTGCGCCCGTGCAAGAGACATTTGAGATGCTCTCCATAAAGGAGTCGTTGGTGGTGTGTCCCAATAGGTAGAATATGTTCTAGAATATTCGATATATTTTTTGAAGTCCTCACCCACACAGGGACAATTACAGCTGCTAGGATGATTTTGTGTTTTCCATAGACATCCCATCCAAGATTCGCCAAGTTTACTTTTAATTAAATCACATTCTTTTATAGATTCCGCCGATTCTTTAAGTTGTTCGATTGTAGGTTCTCTAACAGTCTCGGAATTTCCCATCAACCAATTCCAAATTGCAGCCCCAGCACCGAATCCAGTAAAAATATCAACATACCACGGAAAATCGACCAAATTACTATGGAGTGCAGGATTCAATTCTTGACAGGGGCACATACAAAGAGGATTATTTGGGTCATAATCGGGTGATTCAGGATCACTACAACCCGAATTATCCACAGGCCCTTCTGGATTTGCACATGGATACTTATCATCGAATGCACCGACAGAATGACCTAATCTAACTGTGGGCCAATCGGTGTTTGCAAAGTGTGTAAGTTTTACTAAAAAATCATGTTTTGCCATAGATATCTCCTAACTTATTTATAAGCAAACTATTCCGTTATTTGTTTCCAAACAATGACAATCACATCCAGCGTCTTTGCATTTTTGAGAACATTCTGGTTCGCTTGGCGGTATTAGTCTGCTATCGTTTCGTTTATTGCTCGATTCATTATTGGTCGCTCCACCCAGACCACCAATGCCTCCATCGGGTTTCTGTGTTCTGCTCCGTGTTCTACTTGGTTCATCTTCTCTTCCTTCTGGATTTGTTAAATAACACCAATCGCAATCCCATCCGCAAGAATCATGCATGTACCATTCTCCATCACAATCGATCCACCGTATAGTCTCATCATGCCAATGCCAATCTGTGTTGTCAGTATACCAGCAATATGACCATTCACAATTCCCCAAACAACACCCAGTATAATCCCAGCAGTAGCCAACACCATTGCAGCCAGAATACGGATGGGGTTCTCCATTCCAGTAATTCGCCCAGCAATCCCATGCCGCCACCTCAGCACAATACGGTCCATAAATGGGATGTTGATAGCAACAAGCACTCACACAATCAATACAGGCACTCTCCGCACCCATAAAACTACCACCACCTGCATTGCATGCGCTTTGGGAAGTGTCTTCAGTGCAATCATCCCAACCTCCATAACAACATGCACCATTTGCGATTGCACACTCCCACTCCCAACAAAAAGAACCTTCTCCCCACCATGTGCCACCCCAGTATATGCAATTTGATTCCGTTGAACTATCCACACAAACCCCATCATCATAACAACATGCACCAGTTTCAGCACAATTAAAACCCCAGTCACTACAAAGATGATCTGCGTCCCAGTTACCCCAGTTATCCCAACAGTCAAACCATATTTCATCGTCACAGCTGCCGTCCGACCAACAACAGGCATGGACCTGCATGCATACTTCTTGCGTTTGATGACACTTGATGCCTAGTTCAAATTCCGCATCCCCAGGACACTCGTCTTCAGTGGTTTCGTAACACTCTACATTCCACCAATCGCAACAAGCACCAAAATAATCGTCACATTCCACATCTCCGCAATCTTCAGATATCCAGTGGGTGGGATAATATGGGGGGTTGTGGTTACTGACGCATTCTGCTTGAGTCTTTGATGAACACCCAGAATTCGGGGTGCAACAAGCCCCTGTGTCAATACATGGATCGCCATCCCAATCGCAATCTTCTCCCCACACAACATCACCCCAGCAGTCGGAGTAAATGGTGTTGGTGCAATTTGTACCTTCGCAACAAGCCTGGGGACACAACAACTCGTTGTTATCTCCATCATAGGCGCATCGGAAATAATTGTTCCACCATTGTCCATCCCAAAACCACTCGATGGGGTTTGTGTAGTAATCTCCATCGTCATAGTCACAATCACCGATTGTACTAGGATTACATCCCATGTACGTGTCCCACCACTTTACACAACAACCTACCAGACACGGATTGTCATCACAATGGACTCCAAGGTACGGATAGGCAACCAAATTATCACCAAACACTGTGCCGGACTGGCCATTAAAATCTGTACATTCGTCAGCATCCATCATGACGCATCCGGCCACAGGATTGCCATTCATATTAGACTGGATGCAACAGGCGCTAACCCCACACAATTCAGTATTATTGCAACCGAGGTTATCTACTATGCCCATCCAAACCCCGTCTGGGGTTGCATTGCATTCGCATTCGGTGTAGTTGTCATCACAATCAGTGCCGAAACAACACGGGCCCTCCCACGGAGCAGTCGTGCCACCAGATTCCTGACACCAACAACAATCCTCCAACATTGAATAGTTCGCGGTAGCATACCAGACGTTATAACCCTGGTCTATGAAGCAATCTGCAAGTACAATTGAATCACAAAAATGTTCAGACACGCTTTCATCGCACCAATACAATGTCATCCACCCATCGTCCAAGTATTCAATTTCTGCACAACAAGTTCCCGCACATGAATACCCAGCACAATCTGTTCCATTAGGCCCAGGAAATCCATCAACCTTAAGGCAAGCATCTTCATTCATCATCTCACACTCACTAAAACGTAAGTAACTGCAATCCATTGGAAAGTTGGGTGGTTGAATACAACAGGGTCCGATGTTGTCACAATCTATGTCATCGCAAGAATCAACACCTCCAATCCAAACACCGTTGTACACATATTCACAATCGTCCTCGGTCATACAACAAGCGCATTGCATATCACCCCCATTTTCAAAGCAACACGCACCTGTCGGAATACACAAGTCCGCATCATCCTCACATAATGTGCCACTATGAAATTCACCATCAAACTTGTCAATGCACACCTGCAACAGCATATCTTCACATTCATGCGGTTGGATTACATTTTGATAATAACAACAAGCACCAATACCACAATCCACTTCACCGCAATCCAAAATACCTTCAACCCAAGTGCCATCACACGCAGATTTTATCGTTATCTCTACACATTCTTCTTCAACACAACAAGCACCCAAACGGCAAAACGAAGATGATACATCAGCACATTGTGTACCAATTGTATAAATCCCATTCAACTTTATACATTCTTGTGAAGACGTTACGTCTTCACATTCTTCTTCTACACAACATATTCCTACACCTTCACAACTTGTATATTCACCACTACACGAAGAAATACATCCACAATCGGTACATGGTATGAACAGTTCGTTATCGTAACTGTTGCATACCCATTCTGGAATGGTACAGGCCCCACCACTCAAACAATCTCCATTGCTTCTATCGCAACAAATTCCACAGCAATCTACTTCACCACAATTCTTTCCCGGTTTAAAACAATCATCCCACCCTGGGTAGCAATCACAATCTTCTTCTTCCGCTTCAAAACATGAACATTGAGAACCGGTCCAATAACAACACGCTCCCGTTCCACACCCACTTTCATCACACGGATCATCATCACACATTATACCATTCCCTTGTGGTTCGCCGCTGGCTCCATAGCAAGCATCAGGCATCATATCGTTACATTCGTAACAATCAACAACACCAGTAGGAATACAGCATGCTTGACTGATATCACAATCCACTTGATTGCACTGCACATTCGCGCCCTGCCACGTTCCTCCAAGTGAATTACAATCATGTTCAGTATCAAAGACGCAATTTCCATTTGGCAAACAACATGCACCGGGATCACCTTCGCAGAGATCTTCATCGCATGGCATTTCATCTCCCATATATTCTCCGCCGCTGCTATTGCAAAAGTCCTCGGTAACGTCAGAGATACAAGTGAACCCATCACAGCATGCACCTCTAGGAATTTCACAAGGATTCTCCGGATCGCAAGTTGAATCTTCACCATGAAAAAATTCAGGTCCATATAATTTATTACATTCAATTTCCCGCATAACCTCGCACATTTCATTTCCTGTACAGCAAGCACCTTTTACAAAACAAATATCACAATTAGTTTCTCCTTGTTTCCACTCAACTTCATTCACCCACGAATAATTGTCTGATTTCACCAAGCAGTTACATTCATATTCATACATTTCGTGACCAACATTATCTAGCTCTAAACAGCAATCGTGTCCACAACCCAATCCATCTGGGTCAACAACACAACAAAGACCCTTCTTAAATTCTTCACAAGAACCACAGCTTTGACATTCCCCACCACCTCTTCCATCTGGATGAATAAATTCTGAACCATACCAAGTACCTGGTAATTCTCGACCATTATAATCTGTATATCCCCAACAATCCCAAATATTTGTTTCTATGCAACTTCCATCTGGTATACAACACTTTGCTGTTTTTAAGCAAGGATTTTCTCCAAACTCATAATCATCAGATTCTTTATGTTTCCAATATACTTCATCTCCACATTCAGAAGGAATATATGCATTTTCGGAAAGAAAGTCAACACACATAAAATTCCAAAAGTCATTATTGCATGCCCTAGTTTTTAATTCAATAGCACCCAATCCAAGTTCTTGATGTTGTGGGTATTGTGCTTCTTGTTCCCACCAACTTAAAGGTATTTGAGAATTAGAAGCACCCCAGACATCAGAATCATATACAACCACTACAGCACCCAAATCATTAGGTTTCCATACCACAGTACAACCATCACCGTTGCAATGACCTACTAATCCTTTACCTTTACCTTTTGGTAATAGTCCACTACTTGAAGAACATTGAAAAGAAAATGGTTTCATGGGATCATCCACCGAATCTCTTTTTATAAATGGTCTTTTAGATTTTTGGCAACAAGAGCGAACGATTGCAGTTTCATTTCCATCATCATCTACGTAAGCTTCAAAATTATTAATAAAGTTATCTGGTTCTACTTCCTCATTTTCAAATTCAAACCATCTTATGGACTCTTCTTCTTCATCATCCTGCCTAGCAATATAAAATGCAAATTCTTGCAACAACAACGCAACCTCTTCCCCACTCATTGTATCTTCAGAATTGATAGCGTCGGTACATCTCTGTGTATAATATGATGAATCAGGATTAAAGAAATCCATTTTCGTTCTGCAACTGGGCATACTAGACATAGGACTCCCACTCGACTCTCCCATAATAATAAGTTTACCACCACTTTTCACCCAAGACCGAATCCAGTCCCATTCGCTTCTGGGTGGAGGAACTGTTACAATGTCTGAACCACAAAGTGGTAACCCGTCTGCTAAATCAGTAGAACCAAAATTTTTCCCAATTGCACCAACAAATGCCAAAGAGTGACAACCTATGTTTTCTTGGGTACAGTGCATTGTACAATCACCTTGAGGTAATAATGGTCCATTCCAATTATCTCTCCAATCCATAAAAGAAATTGGAGACCACGGTAAAATACCATAAGGTGAATCAAATTGATAAAAACTTACTTTGGGTGGATTAGATAATCCAAACGATTCATAATCATTCCAACACTTATTCCATTCACATTCATTGGGATAATAATCCCACCCCTCATGACCATTATGCCAACAAATATTCCCCATGTATAAGTTATCGGGATGACCATCACCATCCATTCCTAACCACACTTCGTCCCCCTGATTTGCAGACGGCTCGGATGGTGCAAAATCTTCATACTCTGAAACATTTACAGTCGTAACACCCAGCGCACATATTTTACAATTGGTATTTTCGGTGGAATTATAACGATATTCATCACCCCTACAGGTTCTATCACCGCAACAACAACATGTTTTCTTTGTTCTCATAGTATACTTGTATTATATCTATGACAAGCAAGAACACAATCCATCGTGGGCATTCGGAACATCAAAAAAGAAAATGTCTGTAGGAATCTTCGGATCAATATTTTCAGGATCCGATTCAACTGGTGCAATTCCACCACGAACTACTTCTCCATCTTCATTGATTTCTCCTAAAATATAATTTGGAATTCTATACATTTGAACTATGTGTCCTCTTGCAGTCCACGGCCCATCCATGATGCCATTATCATCTTCGTCTTGTAGTTCGCAAGGGTCTATTGAAATTCCATCATCACCAATTTCAAAAAATCCACCAACAGGCATCATTTGATATGATTCGGGATAATCATTATGATCTTCATCAGCCGCATTTACACCAGGACCAACATACACATTATCTCCATCTGTTGTATTTAATAATTCATTTATATTATATGCTGGATTGCTATATTTTTCATCCTCTTCATTATGAAATCCTCCTGTCATTCCATTTTCTGGAATAACTATTTTTAAAGGAGAACGACTATCAACTGGAACTTCTTCTCCTTTAATTTCTTCAACGAAATCTACAGGCCAAATTTCTACTTCTTTCCACGAATATTCATATATTCCACCTCTTGCATCATCTTGAATTTTTCTTGCATCATCTACCCAAGCAAGAAATACAAAGTTTTTAATTGCTTGTTCATCACAACATATAGAATGACGATATACATTAAATTTTTCTTTTAAATTCACCATAGCAACATGAGACTTGTAATTTTCCCTTGTAGGATCCTTAATTTCTTTTTGAATTGTTTTCAAGATGGTTCCTGAAAGTTTTGTTTGATCAAACATTGTCTGCCATAAAATATCATTCTGTTTTCCTGTTTTTGCATGTAGAGCATCTGATCCGATAAAATCGTAAGGCTTTTCGTTTGGATGATTATACGGCGAATCAAAATATCCATATATTCCACTTTCATCATATTTTCTTCTGGATTTCTTTTTTACTTCTCCGTTGTTTTTGAACTCTATATCGGTTTCCCAAAGGTCAGGAATTAATTTGAACTTTTCTACTCTACCACCTTTTTCGGGTCCTCCCCATTGTTCTTGTTCTCGATGATAACTATAGTCTATAATTTCCCTATCACCCCAATTTTCTGCTGTAGTACCAGTATGTTGACTTGTAAAATCGATATAATCAAAATATGGATCATCATAATATGGTTTCATCAGTTGATAATAAGATGAATATACTCCATCATTCCATGCATTTAAATGATCATATTCGGTGATTTCTGAATGTTTCAAAATTGAATTAGCTCCAAGCCACGGCTCATCATGTTCCATATCAGAAATTACATATTCGTTCTTGCTCTCGTCTTGAAGTTCACCAACCAGGACACCTTCTTCCGATCCATCTTTTATCATCTTTCTAATAGATTTAAAGTGCCATCCCTTTAGATCTGCATAGAATAAATAATTCACTCCGAAGGTATCTTCATCACAGACGGCGTTTTCAGCGAGATTATTCATCAACTTTCCAAGAATTGGTGGATGAACATCTTTTCCCCACGGATACATATTTTGATTCTTTTTCAACCATAAAGAATTGCTTGTATTTTCAATGTCCATTGGTTCTTGTGCTTTAGAGAATTGTGTTGTGTTTGGGTTGAAATATTTTTCTGCTAGTTTATCCACGAACCCTTTATCATCACCACCTTCGAATGCAATTTTACCGATAAAATCATTATCCATATACTCAAGATCTTCCCAATTCAACAAATAATCTTCACATGATATAAATGAAATTTCCCAACCCATATTTGATCTAACAGAAGGTCCATCCAAAGCAAGTGCCGATTCATCTTGAATGTGTCTAACATCATTGACACAAAAAGTTAAAATGTGTTCCGAATTATCTTTGTTTGGTGTGTTAAAACTAATCATTATCTGTTCATTACCAGTCATATTGAAATAATCACCTACTACATTTGTATCGTGAATTTTAAGAATCCCAGTTATTCCAGAGTTGAATATACTTTCAGTAATAGTTAAATTTTCAAAAATATTTTTGGGAGAGTCTTCAGGACTGGGCAATACTTGTAATACTTTGTTATAGTTCCATGACTCGTTCGGTTTCGCAATTTTAATATATTTTATATCAATATCGGCTGGTGTTTGTCTTTTTCGTGTTTCTTCTGCCATAATATTTCACCCTTTATCTTTGTTCTAATAATACATTCGTTCCTTTTGGAACATTACCCTTAAATAATGTTGACATTTCGTTACTTACTTTACTTACAAACTTTGGCGACATTAATTTAATATGTCTCATTTTATCATTTTTTAAATGTGTTTTATCTTCAACCGAGAATGTCTGCACCGTTCCGATGGAAACATTAGTCAAGTATTTATATAATATAGTTCCAGTCATACCGCATAAATTTTGAAAACTTAAATAATCTCCCGTAGGACCACCAAGCGAATCTAAACCACTATATGGATTAATCTTATTGTTATCATATTGAAATTCGACAATCGAATCTTTAATTGAATCTTTTTTGCGTATCACACCAAAAGTTGTTCCTGCCGCTGAACAATATGGTGCAAAATCTTCATCTGGGCCATCAACAATAATACATACATTAGAATCGAAATTTGGTTTGTAGCACCCAGTTGAACCAAAACCATCAATTAACTTATATTCATCACCTTCTCCTCTAAAGATATATACTTCATCATCGACTTCTAATTCACCTTTTGATTGTTTGACATCTATTTTATGTAATATTTTATCATACGAGTCTATAATACCAAAATTGTCGATATCAATTCCGCCTGTCGAACCGATATCTCTTTTTATTATAATATCACCTTTTAATATGTCTAAAGTTTCAAATAAAAAATAACTATATCCATCAAGATAATTAGAAAATAAAAACCGCAATTCTGTGGACGATTTCGACCATTCGTTCTCTACATCAATTATATCGTTTGATAATAACACTAACCACCATAAATTGGCATTTCCATAAAAATCGGCCGCAACATCTTCGGGTCGTTGAGTATCTCTTACCACATAAGATTCAAAGTTCTTTGCATCATTTAATGTTTTTTTTGTAAATTTTACTCTGCGAAATAAATCTACCATTTCTATATCTACAAATGATGGAAAATTATAATTAAATTTTGGCATAAAATCAAAGTACATAATTAATTAGCTCCTTATTGGGGATTGGTATATTCTCCACCTCGAACTTGACTCCTTGAATGTATTCTTGAACCTGTGTTGATTGCAGGTTCTAATTCTTGGAAAGTTACTGACAATTTTGTTACTGCTGGATGTCCGTCTTGTCCTACATACATCCCACCAGCCGCTCCTGACGATTGAATATTAACCTTGGTCAACACGCTTGGTAACGGCCAGTTATCCCACGAAGACACTTGCGTCTTCGCGTTATCGTCTTCAATTCCATGACCGTCAACTTTTCTTCCCACCTTTTCCCATTTCGCACTAGCTGGGTTATATTTTTGTTGGAACTCATTGAAATACCATACTGGTGGATGGATGACTCTGGAATAATACTGATCATCTGCCATAAACGGATATGCAAGAGACTGAAACGCATTACAAATTCCAGAAATTTGTGCCCCCTGTCCAGCCCACTTATTTATTAATACCCATTCATAATTATGTTGTCTAAAATTTGCTCCCCTAAAGATACTATCTCTTTCGTCCATTGGTCTTTGACCCTCCCAACCCGAACCAAAACTACCGGCAAGATCTTTGAACCAAGTCGTAATACCAAATCCAGTCATGATTTGTTCCCAAAACCCACCAGTTGTTGGATCAAGAATTCCGCCCTGTGCTTCAGTTTGGCCCAATGAGTAATTAATGCTATTATTTGTGTTCATATTTCTAGACATTGGTAAAGTTATATCTGCAAACGTATCCGAATTTGACCAATCACTCGCAGGATTTTCTCGTACACTTTGCTTATTCGCATATTCAACGGCTTTGAAGTTAAGGAAGTGAGTGGTAAGGGGATCTTCCTTTCCATCATCCAGCCCATATTTCAGATCTAACCAACTATCATTGTATGCATTTGCCATTTTTATCTCCTACTGCAAATATATATAAGAAAATATGGCATATAAAACTCGATATAATTTAATAAACCCATCAAAATATACAGGAAATCCCACCAACATTATCTGTCGATCACTATGGGAACGTAGAGTTTGCAAATATTTGGACCAAAACCAAAATGTATTACAATGGAGCAGTGAAGAAATGTCTATTCCCTATTATTCACCAGTTGACCAAAAGATGCATAAATATTATCCCGACTTTCTTGCTAAAATAAAAAAAATAAAGGGAGAAGTGGAAACATTTATGATTGAAGTTAAACCTAAGAAACAAACCCAACCACCCACCAAAAAGAAGAAAAAAACTAAAACATACATTAACGAATGCATGACATATAGCATCAATGAAGCAAAATGGAAAAACGCTTCCGAATATTGCAGGAAAAATGGATGGAAATTCATTATATTGACCGAAGATATAATTTTACCTTAATATTCATATAATTCCTTTATAAATATAGCATGGGAAACGATGGAAAATCTGGAACTTCGTGGTTTAGAAACAACCAGTTGAAACATGGTGTTGCTCGGCCAACTCGTTATGAAGTAGATTTCCTTCTCTCTGGGACAGAAATACCCGAAGGTCTCGATTTCGACAACGTGGGCACTGTCACTGACCCAAAACTCTCGAAAGGTGTTGGTCTTAACAAATATAAGCACACAGAAGATAGTGTGCCGATGGAGAACACATCAATAACGGGTTGGACCCCTATCTCAGTAACATTACCTTCAAAATCATTTGTCACCATCGATGAACAATGGTTTGGTCCAGTAAAAACCATTCCCCTATGCCATCAATATAGTGGTGATGTCATTATGTCCTTTATGGAAAATGAAAAAGGATCAATGAGAGCATTTTTCGAAAGGTGGATGAACGGTGTGGTCAACCCATATACCAATCGTGTACTTTATGGGTCGGGAGTTGTTGATACAGCCAGAGTCAATATTCATTGTTTAGATATGAAAAACGAAAAAATGGGGTCATATGCACTTCATGATGCATATGTTTCTGATATATTACCAGTAAATTTGGGGGCTGGAATGTATAACGATTTTATGAGTATCACAGTCAAATTTCAATATAAATATTATGTATATTATCGTTAGAACGATTAAACGTAAGGATTAAAATTATGAGCCAATTACCAAACCTATTGTCGATGATTCCGACATACAAAACAAAACTACCATCTTCAAACAAATCTATTTCTTTTAGACCGTTTTTAGTCAAAGAAGAAAAAATATTGTTACTTGCACAACAATCAGAAGATGATTCCGGCATGATGGATGCAATTGCTAAAGTAATTGAAGCATGTGTGGAAGATATAGCAGATGCAAAATCAATTCCATTGGTTGACGTGGAACATTTATTTTTACAGATTCGTGCAAAATCGGTTGGTGAAGTTATCTCATCAATTTTTACATGTCCAGAAACAGGAGAGGATATTAATCTTACTATAAATATCCCAGACATCAAATTAAATAAAACAGAAAACCATTCAAATAAAATAAAAATTCAAGATAACATCATTATATCCATGTTGCATCCCACTATTAACTCGACCATTAATCAAGATTCAACCAACTCTTTTTATGATATACTAATAGATTGCATATCCACCATACAAACACAAAATGAAAAGATTGACGCTAAATTATTATCAAAAGAAGAAGTTTCTGAATTTATAGACAACTTAACGGTGCCTCAATTTGAAAAAATATTAGATTTTTTCTTAGATTCTCCTAGATTAGAATATAAGACCAAATACACCACATCCGATGAAATCGAAAGGGAGGTAATTTTGTCTGGTTTGTCGGATTTTTTCGGTTAGGACTCAGTCACATGAGTCTGCAAAATTATTTTGAAGTAACATTTCAGATGATGCAACATCATAATTATTCTTTAACGGAAATGGAGGGATTAATTCCGTGGGAACGGGATATTTATCTTTCTCAATTAATAGAATACATAGAAATTGAGAATGAAAGAATTCAATTAGAAATGTTAGAATCCAAACGCAATCATACCAATAAATCACCATTTTAGGCAATTACAACAAATGAATAACAACAAACGCATCAAAGCACATACTTTATCATTTTTCAAAGATAAAAAAGACGGTAAACATAACAATGTAAAGAAAGCAAACCAACGAAAAATACCTTCTGTTATCACTCCTACAAATAATGATAAAGATGCCGACATACAAACCCCAAAACCCAAAATTGATAGCGTATTTCCAATTGTCGAAAAAAAATTATCTCAAATAGATAAAAAAATAGACTTATTATCATCCAAGAATATAAATACCCAAAAAATACAAAATACACCCGTAACAAACAACAATTATAATTCAACCAATAGGATTAATTCAACACATCAAACATCTAAGAATATCACCAAAGACAACACTAAGAATATTAAACTACCTAATGTAATCAATAATACTACTAATATCACCAAAGACAACACTAAGAATATTAAACTACCTAATGTAATCAATAAAGACAACACTAAGAATATCACCAAAGACAACACTAAGAATATCACCAAAGACAACACTAAGAATATTAAACTACCTAATATAATCAATAAAGATAATACTACTAATATCACCAAAGACAACACTAAGAATATTAAGAATATTAAACTACCTAATGTAACCAATAAAGACAACACTAAGAATATTAAGAATATTAAACTACCTAATGTAACCAATAAAGATAATACTACTAATATCAATAAAGATAATACTACTAATATCACCAAAGACAACACTAAGAATATTAAACTACCTAATATAATCAATAAAGATAATACTACTAATATCACCAAAGACAACACTAAGAATATTAAACTACCTAATGTAATCAATAAAGATAATACTACTAATATCACCAAAGACAACACTAAGAATATTAAGAATATTAAACTACCTAATGTAACCAACAGAAATAAAACCGCAATTAATTTGGACAACACTAAGAATATTAAACTACCTAATGTAATTAATAAAGATAATACTACTAATATCACCAAAGACAACACTAAGAATATTAAACTACCTAATATAATCAATAAAGATAATACTACTAATATCACCAAAGACAACACTAAGAATATTAAACTACCTAATGTAACCAACAGAAATAAAACCGCAATTAATTTGGACAACACTAAGAATATTAAACTACCTAATGTAATTAATAAAGATAATACTACTAATATCACCAAAGACAAC